TCGCCTACTGTGTTGCCGTCTCTACTATCTCGCCACGTCGAAGCCAATACAGGCCCATCAAAAGTGTACCAGCCTGGCCAGCTTTCGTATCGAATACTATACGATACACTTTTGGTGGACCTGCCGGGAGTCGAACCCGGGTCCGCAACGCCTTCGCTTTGAAGGAATTACAACAATAACTTTAATTATACTATCTTTTGACGAGCCCGTCAAGACCTACTCTCGCCTAATAATAATCTGGAATTGCTATGCAACTACGCTTAACGGATAATATTATTTAACGCTTTGCAGGCGTGAATATCATCATTAGACTGTAAGAACCGGGCTTATCAATACTTGGACTCCATTTGGATCCATTAGTAACACTACTACCACTAGGGTTATTATTGTTAACAGTTTTACCGCCTTGATTTCCACCGCAGAATTGCAATGTACTGCCTAAATTTGCATATACAAAATTAACGTGACTACCTTTGGGATTTCCGTAATCCCAAATGGAAATATCCCCGGGACTGGCTGATTGCCAATTGGTTGCAGTTGTGCCACGCTGATATTTTACAGTACCGCCCCATTTACTTGGATTGGCATAAATCGATGCTACTCCTAAATCTTGTGTATATTTGTAACCAGTATTTTTTAATGTAAAATTAACAAAGCCTGCACACCATGGAGTTTTTTCATCTTGTGCCCAAGTACCACAACCTAGATCTTTGAATATACCTACGATATTTTGATTTCCACCAGGACCTAACGGTGCGGCACCTCTAGTCCAAGTTGCGGCTTCTGCTAGCCTTGCATCAAGGAAGGCTTTAATATCGCCATTAGTTTGAACAACAGTACCTGGAGGTGCGCTTGTTATAGCCGGTGCATCTGTGTCTGGCAATGCAACTGAAGCAGGTTGATCTCCGCTTACAGTTGTTGTGCTTCCCGGATTGGATGGTTTATCTAATGGAGTTAATTCCGGAACGGACATCGCTAAAGTGATGCTAGGATTATTTCCGTTCATCGATGGCTCACCGTACAATACTACCTTTTGTCCGTTGATAATAACGTTAGGACTTTTGTAGAGATCATGAACGCCAGGATCACTACTTAATCGTTGTATGCTACTGCTTATCCATGGGGTTGCCATATCTATTCCTTGTTAAACTATTATTTAACCAGGGCGATTCCGGTAGTGCCTTCCATATACTGATCGGCCGCATCTTTCTTGCTTGGAACAACAAAAAATACGTGATTGCGCTGTAGTGTAATCTTTTCTGAATTACCTAAAAATACCCAAGGAATCATGCCTAATCCGCCCTGACCCATAGTAAGTGCTAGAGGACGACTGATTGTAACACTATCTTTATCCTCACTTTCAAAACGTGCAATGATTTCATCACCGTTGATAATTTTAATACTGACAACGTCTCCGTTGCTCAAACCTTTGTTAATTAACATAATTTCCCTGTTCGTCTATTTCTTGCCAACTATAATCGCCTAGGTATTTTACCTGGGCTATATAATCGTAGTTTTCTGGTTTACCAGTGGACCAATCATTTGGTCCATGATGTGTTAGTATAGTACATTTATGCCTTGTGTCCCATGCTAACCAATATATTTGACCATGGGCTACTTGGAACTGATATTTGGCTTCGTGTACTGCATCTGTAATTTCTAGTCTGCGCTTAATGCCAGCCGCTTGTTTTTGTAGAACAGCTACCAGTTCCATTATACGATTGTATTCTTGTTGCCCGTGTAGTCTAGCAATATTGACCATTAGGTCTTTTTGCTTTTCTACAGGAATTAGATCAAATGCAGGACCGCCTACTTCTGTAGGGTAAGGTGTTACATTCCTATTAAAAAATGCAACTAATCCTGTACTAGTTGAATCGTAGCTATTACGACCTTTGGCTAGGTTGGACATATTCCCCTACCATTGGAAATACTTCCGAAATTACTTTTGCACAGGCTATAGCAACTTCTTGGTGTTCTTTTTGTGTACCGTTGGCACTACGTAATTCAATAAAGTGTACCCATGAGCGTAGGGTGCCGTTCATGTATATACGGCTTTCAATTAGACCTTCTGGTAATACAGCTCTTGCTTGTTCTTTAGCTATGCCACGACTGACAGCCCATTCGTAGGTTTCTCTTGACTTAGCAATGATATCTCTTTGTAAGTTTTCCCACTGATATGCGATCTGGCGGTGCATATCATCTTCGAGGTTGAGATCTCTTGAATTTTGTCTGTTGGTTGTGTCTTGCAGTCTTGCTTCTCTTGTGACAAAGTTAAGGTCTTTAGTAGGGTCTGCGTATCGCTGAGAAAATTCTTGAAAGCTAAAAGATCTATGTCTGAGGATCTGTCGGGCAATATCACGGGTAGTTGTGATTTCGATACAGGCTGAGACCATTTCGAGTGGACTCCAGTGCTGGTGCTTGACCAAGTATCGTATGAGTTTCTCCGATGTTTCGGTGTTAAGTTGATTGGAGGGATTGCTGACACGGGCGCAATAGGCAATGAGCTCTTGTGCGTCATTAATTCCCACGCTTGCAAATTCTTCAGTTGGCTGGCTGTAACTAAGTAGTCGAACATTCATTTATTTTTACTTTCTGGTTATATGCTGTGCTATGTTGTTTATGTTATCTTTTCTGCGAGTGTTCTCACGTTCTAGATAGGAAATTTTACCTGCTAGGATTTTAACAACTCTTTCGAGTTCGTTGATGCGTTTTTCTAGTTTTTCAATTTGTGGATCTTTAGGAGTCATTTGAATCTTTTGGAAGCTCGCATAGTGCTTCTAACATTTTGTAATGATTGTAGGCTTTTTTAAGTGCCTCGAAGTGTTCTAGCTTATCAGGATCAGGTACAAGTATAGCAAGGCGTTTGTTAATATCTTCGAGTGTTTTAGTAATACTAATACCTTTGATCGTTACATCGCCATCGAAGTTAGCTTCGCCTGTTACCTGTAGACTTGATTGGGCATCGTTAGCAGTAATATTACTCCAACTGTATCCGCCGGCACCACTTCCATATATTAAACCACTACCACTAGATCCGCCGTTGCTAATCGTTATATTTCCATATGATGAAGTTGAATAGTTTCCCATGACTGAAGAAACACTAGCACCGTATGACGACAAGTCGGACATGTCTATGGCCATAGTGCTGGCATATTCAGTTCCACCTACTGTGATAGTGTTGCCACTATTATTAGGATCATTTAGTGTCAAAGTATCGTTTGAGTTCTGTGAATCCACCGATTAATTCCTCATCTAAGAATATTTGTGGAACTGTACGAGCAGTTGGAACTGCTTCTAATAGTTCTTCTTTAGTGTAGCCATCTCCAATTTTCTTTTCTTCAAATGGAATGTTACGCTGTTTTAATAATGCCTTTGCTTGGTCGCAATATGGGCAGTTGTATTTGCTCCAGACTGTTGCTTTCATTTATAACTCCGGTAATTCATCATAACTAACACTATCGCTCATTACCCCAATGACGTAGTTAGTAGATTCGTTTTCTTGTAATGCTGTTTGTTTCTTGTTGATATTTACGTGTTTGTTAAACCATGGGATTGGACTCTGGCGAGGATGTTCTTCTAGGTACTTGATACCAATTTCTTTTAATCTAGTAAACGCTGTATAATCTACGAAATCTTTTAGGATCTGTGCATTAAGTCCAATAACAACACCCTTGCTGAATAGATAGTCTGCCCATGCTTTTTCTTCATGTATAACATCTAAGTACATTTGATATACTTCTTGTTCGCAATCAATCTTAGCCTGTGCAAAACGTTCATCTTCTTTAACAACTTGCATAATTAGGAAAGCTGTCCATTCTGCATGTAAGATTTCATCTTGTAGGATCAAGCTGATAATATTACCATTACCAATATATATCTTATTTTCTACCATGGCTAAACTTGTAGCAAAGCTAACCATAAAGCGGAACGCTTCTAGTGCATAGCTAGCATTTAGAGCTAACCAAATAGCTTTGACATGTTCTGCTTCATTAATATCGCCGTCCATTTCTTTCTGGCAGTTGATTCTGTGTAGTTGTTCGTAGTACCTGCCGATATTTGCGGCCATATCTACGATTTCTTTAGTATCGTGTATCTTGTTGAATTCTTCTTTAGGTACACCGTAGACGTTGCGAATAATGTGCGAGTAAGATTTTGAGTGAATATTTGTTTCAAAGAAACTCCAATTACTGACCAATGCTTCAAGTTCTGGAATCGATATAACTGGGCTGAAAACCTGTGATGGTGCACGACCTTGAATACTGTCTAGTGCTGTTTGACGCAATAGATTACTAGTAAAAATATGTTTAACAGCATCAGATGCTTCTTTATGATCAATTTTATCTTTGGTTAAACTAATTTCTTCCGGTACCCAAAAGAAACCACGTGCTGTTTCTTCATACTTGGCAATCTTAGGATATTTTACTTCTTCGAATCGTTGGACTGTAACTGGACCTTCTGGATCCAGAAACATCTTTCTTTTGAGGTAATTAGTCTGACGACTAATGTCGTATTGTGCTTTGCTCATGTTAACCTTTTATAATTTACAA